CCACTCGTGCTGTATGGCCCCGTTGAACGGTCCATTAACTCCGTTCGATGAGTGGCCAAGTCCTGCCTTATTCCACCTCCACACATTCTTGGCGGTCTTGGTGTCCGGAGTGTCCATGACGAAAATCTCTTGTGGATTCTCAGGCGGATAGAGTACTACATAGCCGCCGCTGTTGCCGGTGATGGCGGCTGTTGCATCCGCGATTCTTTGTTTGAGGCTTGCTTCCAGCTTCTCCGAAAATGTGGCAGTCTTTATTATTCTGTCAGCCTGCTCCTTGCTCTCAGCTGTAATCTGCTTGGTGAGGTTTGTTCTTGTCTTTCCGATTTCCACGTTCTCGGCACGCTCTTTAAGGACATTGTATGTGTATGATACAACCTTCGCCTTTACATCGATGTCGAGCTTTTCAATGATGACTGTTACTATGTCGCACAGGTCTATGCTGTTGAATGTGGCCAGATTCTCATTTCCTTTGATTTTGTTCATATCTTGGAACGAGGCTTTGATTGAGATACTTGGCTCATCGATACCGCTTTGAGCATACGCTGTTGCAACTTTTCGAAGCATGTCTTCTGTGATTACTACACCATCCTTGAACTTGTCGGAAAAATCCACCGGCTCGCATTTGAGTCTAGCATACCGGTCAGCGTTCGGAGTCTTTATGATGCCCTCTGAAAGCTTCACGAGGATTTCTTCCTCGCTTGTCTCGTCCTTCTTGTAACGTGCATATGGGAATATTGCAGTCACTGTGTTGGCTATGTTCTTCTCCTGTTCGGCTGTAATTAGATTCTTTCCGTATCGGATTGTCTCGCCAGTATCCTTGCCTCTGCTTTTCCAGAGCTTTATCGTGAAATTATCAAACTGGTATTCTCCGCCCCATGTGTCAAGAATCGAGCCCTCGACTCCTCCCAGCATCTTTCTGACGCTGATTACATCATCTACACCGGTGCTGTTGCGTGTCTGTATGTCAGACCATGCCGTATAGTTGTTTGGCACTGCTGCCTGCGAAAGAACCTGCTCAATTGCCTGCTGTGGATTCTTTCCTTCAATCACCGGCTGACATATCGGGTTGCTGTTCAGTTCGTAACTTATATGCTCGGCATAGAAGGTATTCACTCCTGCGATTGTCTTTCCGGATTTGTATATTCTGAAAAGCTGGTCATTGTCCTTATTATTCGGCTTAGCTTTAATGATAGCATCCTCGGTAAGCTTATCAGCATACACTCCGTTTTCAGGGTACTTGAGTGTCAGCTCAAAGGTGCCATTTCTTACCTCTTTAACCATACACTCTGTTGCATCCTTTAAGAATCCTGTGCCGTTTCCTGTGAAATCGCTTGTTTTGGCTTCGTAAAGTATTGGTATCATAGGCTGCACCACCTTGGTGTTAATTCTATCCTGCTGACGTTTCCACTCCACCTGATGTCATTCTGCCCTGCTGCAAGCTTCGGAAAAAGTGTTGTCAGCATCTGATTGTTGCATAGCGTGTGGTCTTTGTATGCTGTCATCCGCTCGCTGTCGACCTCAATATATCCGTTCACATCCTTGAAGGTGTGTGCCCTGTTGTTGATGTACAGAGTTATCGTGCCGGATCCGTATATTTTAATGTACGGCAATGCAGTGAAATTCTCTGTGTTGTATATCGTGGCCGCCTGTGACAGTGTGATTGCTTTCTGCCCGGCATACGAGTATTTGAATGGGTGACAGGTGAATGTCAGGTCTATCTTTCCAATGAGCATTGCCGCCACGTCCTGAGCTGACATCTCGCTCTCGAAGAGGGCTTCTCTGAAATAGCCCTCCTCGTAGGTATCATCCAGTCTCTTGTAGCCCGGCTCCTTTGAGAGCCATCCTGCAATGGCTCTCGCTGTATCCTCGATTGAAAAGTCGTTATTGTCGTCGAGCATCATAAAGCAGCTGTATTTCTTGGAGAAATCGCTATACTCGCCGTTGTCAAGCTCGTCTGTTTTGCCGTTGTAGACAATATTTCCTCTTCCCGGGATATTGATTTTTTCAATTACCGGCTTAGGAGCTCCAAAGACATTATTTTTGGAATTGATTGCTAAACCATATTCTAGTGAACTGTGTCCATTGTATGTAAAGCTGTTAATGTAGTCCTTAAGCATATGCTGCCTCATCCCTTTCTTTAATCTGTGCAGCCACCTCGAGCACCTCTTCTGTGAGCTCTCTGATATCCTGCTTTCTGTTGTTATAGAAATTTTCAATCTTCATTTCTACCTTTGTGTCTCCTGCTCCTCTCTTGCCGAGTGCCTCTTCAAGAGTCCTGTTCTTGGCTCCGTCGGTCAGAGGTGTGACGATGGTTTGTCCGTTTACTACCTGCAGTATCTCTGGTCCCGCCTCAGCTACGATTGCCTGTCCTTCCTTCAGTTTTCCACCTTTCGCAAGCCTAGGGAGTCTTAACCTTCCGATTTTGCTGATTGAAACTCCGGGTATCTTATTAATTAATCCAATAGCTCCGTTAATCAGTCCAATGGCTCCGTTAATGGTGTTCTGAATCATGCTGATTACTCCGTTGATTCCTGCCTTTACGGAGCCGCTTATTGCTCCAGCTATTGATGTGCCTAGCCTTGTAAACGTGTTCTTGATCGTGTTCCAAAGTCCGGAGAAAAATGAACCAAAGTTCGAAAATACTGCTCTGACTCCATTCCACGCTGCTCCGAACGTATCTCTGAAGAACGAGCCGACAGAGCTGAATATCGTCTTGACTGCATTCCAGAGTGTCTTAAAGTAATTTACAAAGCCGGAAAATATATTTTTGATTTCATTCCATGCTCCCTTGAAGTCTCCTGACAGCACGTCCTTGACGACTGCGAACACTCCCTTGATTGCAGTCCATATGGCTGAGAAATATGCCACTACCACATCCCATACCGCCTTGATGATGTTCCAGGCATTACGGAAGAACGACCCTAGCACCTCGCCTACTACAGAGAATACGACCTTGATATTCTCCCAGATAAGTGTGAAATACAGTACGGCCACATCCCATATTCCCTTGATTGCAGTCCATGCTACATCAAAGAAGCCGCTTAGCACTGTTCCTACTACCGAGAAAATAACCTTGATATTCTCCCAGATAGCCTCAAAGTACGGTGATACGAGGTTCCATACAGATTGAATGATGCTCCAGCAATCAGAAAATATCTGTGCTATGTCAGAGCCTATCTGCCTGAGCGTGTCGACCGCTGCCATGATATACGGCTCTATCAGAGCCCATATCTCCTGTGTCTTGGTCCATATGGTTTCAATGAAGCCCTTGATTGCTTCAATAATCGGCTCAAGGAATGATTTAATTGCTTCAAACACTGAATTGACAGCATCCCTGAACCATTCGCACTTGTTATACAGCGCGACGAAAATCGCTATCAGTGCCGCCACCGCCATAATCACTATCATGATAGGGTTCGCGGCCAGAGTTGTGTTGATTGCCGCTATCACAGGCTGTAAGAGCTTGGCAATGTTGATAATGCTCGAGACTGCCGTGCATAGCTTGCCAATGATGATGAGTACCGGTGCCAGCGCCGCAAGTACTGCTATGACTGTTAAAATTATCTGTTTGGTGCCTGAATCAAGGTTTTTGAAATTTTCAGTGGACTCTTTAACCTTTGCACTCACTGATGCAATCATCGGTTGAAGCATTGCAAGTGCCTCTTGTCCTAAATCCGTTGCTGTGTTCTTTATCTGATTTAGTGCTTTCTTGGCTTTATTGCTGTCGGTATCCAGTTTGTTAAAAGCGCTTTGCGTCGCGCCGGTGCTATCATTCATTGCAGCAAGTGTATTGTTGAAGTCGTCTGCGCTATCTCCGAGCAGTACCATAGCTGCCTTTCCTGCTTCGCTACTGCTCCACAGGTCGCTGAAACTCTTGTTATTTTCATCAGCATATTGCTTTAGTATTGCAAGAATATCAGACAGTGAATTTCCGTCAGCACTCAGCTGTGAAAATGACTTTCCGGTCTTTTCTCTCAGGATCAGGTCGACCGATGTTCCTCCTTTTCCCAATTCATTAAGCATTGAGTTGAGGTATGTTGTACTTTCAGCCGTGGCAATACCTTTGGCTGTCATATCAGCGTATGCAGCGCATAGCTGGTCTATCTGTACATTATTTGCATTTGCCGTTGGGATTACTTTACCCATTGCACTTGCAAGCTCATTAACAGTGGTTTTACCAAGGTTCTGTGTAGTGATGAGCATATCGCTTATATGCTCCGTTTCACTTGCTTCAAGACCGTATGCATTTAAGGATGTTGTAAGTATGTCTGTAGCGGCTGCTGTATCCGTGAAGCCCGCCTTTGCAAGCTTGCTGGCATTAGCTACGAAGGTTACGGCATCTGCTGTGTTCACGCCTCCGGATATAGCATTATATACAGACTCAGCTATATCATTTGCCGACTGTCCTGTGTCGTCGGATAGTTTAAGTATGGCTGAGCTCATATCATCCATAGACATTACGCTTGAATCAGCTATTGTTGACACTTTGGCCATTGCATCCTCGAAGCTTGATGCGCTTGCTATTACAGCCGTGCCTACTGCTGCCGCTGTAGCGCTTACAGGTTTGAGTTTTTCACCCACCCCGGTTATCTTCTCGCCCGCCTTTTTGAAGCCATCTGCTACATTGTCGAGCTTTTGATTATTAAACTCTTCTGTCTGCTTCTTAAGGCTTTTAAGGTCCTGCTCCGTCTGAACTATCTCACGCTGTATCTCTCTGTACTGTTCCTCGCTGGCTTCGCCCTTTTCAAACTGCGCCTGCACCTGCTTTTCTGCCTCTTTGAGCACATTCAGCTTTTCTTTGGTCTGATTGACCGATTCAGCAAGGAGCTTCTGCTTTTGGGCTACAAGCTCTGTATTCTTAGGATCCAGCTTGAGCAGCTTATTGACTTCCTTGAGCTCGCTCTGCAGGCTTCTGCTCTTTTTGTTCACATCATCTATGGATTTAGTCAGATTGGTGGTATTTCCGCCTATCTCGATTGTGATTCCCTTTAATACGCTTTTTGCCATTTAGCTTTTTCTCTCCTTTCCGAATTTTTCTCTCAGAGACTGCCTGTCAGGTTTCGTCTGTGTGATTCGCCAGCAGTTATCCAGGTACTCTCTGCCCTTCTCTGTCTGATTCAGGCTATAGATGTATGCCTCTCTCATATAAAAGAGATACTCATCCAGCTCCATCAGCTGTATTTCATTCAAATTGAGCCCCGTGTAATCCATAACAAGCTTCTCTCCCTTTGTCTTGAGTAGGAAGTGCGATTTTTCCCCGAAGTCGTCCGGATAATAGGGCAGTTTTAGTTTGGGTCCTTAGATACTCCCTGCACGAAATTCATATACTCGGTGATGAATATACTCATTTCCTCGAAATCGTAATTTTCCGATATGATTCTCGGTGATATCTTTTTCTTCTGCAGATTGTTTGACATGGTCTCTGCCACTACCTCTGCCATGGTGTCCATTGCATCATCGAGTGAAATCTGGCTGGTGTCTAAGCTCTGTACTGCTGCCAGCTTGTGGAATGTAGCCTTGACCGGCATCTTGACTGTGAGCTTCTCGCCCTCCTTGTGGATTATTTCTCCATTCTTTCCCTTGATGTCATAGTCCTTGAGTGTGACGTGGAAAAATCTCCTCTTGATCTGATTGAAATTTAGTGCGTAGCTTGCCATTTTCTTTCCTTTCTTCTGAAAAGCGGCAGCTCAGACCTACTGTGCTGCCGTACATTTTTTATTCTTTCGAGTCCACTACCTGGCTTGCAGTGCCGCTCTCCTCGTAGAAATCGATAAGGGTGCCCTCCTCATCCATCGGCTCTGCTTTAAACTCTGCATCTGTGACAGTTTCCTTGTCCTTTGCAAAAGCGAGTGAAAAGCCTGCCTGATTGCTTCCAACAATCATCACGTAAAGGTCTCCGTCGACCGGATCCTCGTAATGGAAGCAGATAACATACTTTTCTCTTCTCTGATTAGAAATTCCGCCAAATTTCACTCTCTTGTATGTTTTCTTATTTTTTCCTGTGAACTCGCTGACGCGTGCAGTGTCGCACATCTGCTTGAATACCTGCGAGTTGAATGTCATAATACCTGTCTTGAGCGTTACCTCTTCCTCAGTCATGACGGTCTTGCTCTTTTTACCGGAGTCATCCTTGGCTGTGTAGTATGATGGCTTGTACTCAAGCGTAGCGCCGCCGGAGATATACGCCATTCTGTTTGTTTCTTTGCAAAATTCTGTCGGATCCGGCACTGTTCCTGAGAATGTCTCAATATGCACATTTCCCGAACCTAAGATAATTTGTTCTTTCTCTTCCATCTTTTTCTCCTTTTCAAATTTTTTCGGTGATATCAAAGTCGTATGACGTCTGTACCATGTTCTCGCTGTCAATTTTCACTTGGTTCTTTCTGAATTCAACATCAAACAGAACCTCGCGCTCAATTCTTGATTCGATTGTTTTGTCCGGCTTTCTGTCAGTGTACAGCTCGAATGAAGCACTTATGTCTCTAATCATATTCTTCTGATCAGAGCCACGCTGTGTCTCATCTATCAGGTAACAGATGTAAGGTAATGTGGGTGCCGGTGTTCTGCTTGTTATTGTGAACTCATTAAGAGCCATCGGAAGATTAAGCTTCCTGAAGCGCTCGATGATTGTATCCAGTGTCATAGTCTTTCTATCCCTTCGCTTATTCCTTTAACAAATCGCTCCTCTGCTTCTTTCTCAACGGGAGCAATGTGTTCAAACGCTCTGACTCTGCCCGAGCCGTTGCGCTTAACGTGTCCTTTTTCAAGCAGGTGTGTCAGCTGATAGTGCTTTTTGTTGTAAACGGAGTATGTGACCTCTCCGGTCAGCTTCGAGACTCTTTTCTCTCTGATTTTGGAGTCCCAGTCTTTGGTATACTTTCCGGTTCTTTCCTTGTATGGTCCGCCCTTTTTCAGCTCGTCGGATGACCACTCCGCAGTGTCCTTTGCCTGTTCATTGACTATCTCTGTGACTGTTCCTGTGTAGTCCTCCATGAGCTTGTTGAGGGTTTCCGCAAGCTCGTCTGATGTGATTTTAACCTCCATACCTGCCTACTCTCTCTGCCGCATACAGTTCTATCCTGTCATCGTTTCTCGGTCCGTATGTACGGTATATGGTGAGGCGCTTGCCGTCGTATATGCACTCCGGCTGTCCGTCATATTCGTTATTCCAGACTGTGAACTTATTTGAGGCCTTGAAGCCTCTCTCTCCTGCTGCCACGAATTCATCCCGGCCGGTGCTTTCGACTTTCGCAAAAACTTCCGTCTTTTCGTCAGTTTCATCAGTCTCGCCCGGATGTATAAGAGTAATTAATGCATCCATAACGTTACCCCTTTGGCTGTCTGTAATTTCCACCTTTAATTTTGGTGAGTGTCATGTTGTAGCACTCAATCAGGCGCTCGTAATCGCTGTTGATTGAGTAATTGGCCTTAACGTAATTAAGCACCGCCTCAATCACGAGAGGGTCTTCCAGCTCATCAATATATGTCTGATGTACTCCGATTCTTTTTAAGTCTGTGAGTGCGACATCGATAAGCTGGCTTATGTCATCGTCCAGCATGTCAGTGGAGCTTTTTCTCACTCTGATTTTAGCTTTGTCTAGCAATTCCTCTCTCGTCATTTAAGCTTCTCCTTTTACGCGTCCGCTTTCTTTACACGGATAAATCCATTCTTGGAAGCTACTGAGCCTCCTACGAAGATATCTGCACGGTAAGCAACCTGTCCCTGCTTGAACTTGTAGTCGGTTGACTTTCTAGCATCGATATCAGAGAAGATTGCAAGCTCGTAGTTCTCGAGCGGTCCGTATGCCATCTCGTAAGAGCCTGCTGCTGTAGCCGGATCTGAAATGGCCTTGCATGCGCTGTTGATAATGTACGGTACCCCGTCAATAGTTCCTGTGTTGCCGTGGTTTACGATCGTGTAAACCTTTCTGCCCTGCTTGTCTCTGAGTTTTGCAAAGGCCTTAAGGTCTTTCTTGTTGAGAATGAGAACTGCGATGTCTTCGACCTCTTCCTCTCCGCCATAGCTGTAGATGATTTCATCGAGGGTATCTGATGCAATCTCTGTGATTGTGGTGATATCCGTCTTAGGATCAATGACCTGCTCATTCTCCTGTACCGGATTGTAGAAAATACCTTTAAGCTTTGATGTTGTACCATCTCCGATAAGGATCTGACGGCTGATGTATCTCCTAATAGCCATTGTCACGGATGACTCGACTACTCCGTCATAGTCAGCATCGGGAAGTTTGATCATCTCCTCAGGCTCCTCTGTGTATGCTGTGATCTTCTCTTTCTTGATTGTCACATATCCAAATTTTGGCTCGGTCGGGTTGTAATCAGCACCCTCTTCTGATGTGCCGGCGCCATCTCCGTATGACTCAACATATCCTCTCTGATAAGTCTCTCCACCTGGTAATGGGATGGTCTTAACCCTGTCGATTAAGCTTGATACATCGTTAAAGGTTGGCTTCAGGTCTGATGCCTCGTGTGATGGGAGCACCGTCTGAGCTGTGGATAGAGCATTTTTAATCTTTTTCGACACGAGCTTTGCAGCAAATTTTACTGTATTGCCGTTTTTGATGTTTTTTCCGCGCTCTGAAATCTGGTCAAGTGCTCCATTTGAGCCCTCACCTTTCTTTGGGTCATCATCAGAAGCGCCTGCCTCTGATGCCATAGTTGCAAGTCTCTGTCTTGCCCTTGCGTCCTGGAGGATGCCGTTGATAATGTCAGCCTCCTCAAGAATCTGATCAAGTACCTCGCCATCTTCATCCTTTGCGAATGAATTAAGCTCTTTAAGTCTTGCTTTCAAGTCTTTTACACTCATGGAAATGAGCGCATCTTTAGTTAGTGCTGTGTACTCCATGTTAATCTCCTTTCGTGAAGTTATTTATTGTGATTTTTTTGATTTGATCACGCTTTTTTGTAATCTGATTACGCTTTTTAGCGTTGTCTGCAGCATCTTTGTTCTTTCGGGCTGAATCCATCGTTTTTTTGACATTCTCCGGAATGTCAGCGTAATCTGTGACTGCTGCCGCGTATCCTTTTTCAGCTGTCACCTCGATATCGAAGTATTCAGACGCATCAGCTCCGTTCAGCCATGTCTCTTTGTCCATAAGTTCCTTGATGGTGTCGATAGATACACCTTCTTTCAGGTGTTCTGCATAGATATTCACAATGCCTGTGGATATCTGGTCTAGGTCATCTGCTATCTTTCGCAGTTCTTCCGCATTACCTGTCGCTGACGTCCACGGATTGTGAATCATCAGAAATGCATTTGACGGTATCGTGGGCTTATTGGAGCCTGCGAATGCAATTACCGAAGCTATCGAGCCGGCAAGTCCATCAACGTATACGTTCACCTTATTGGACTGTGCATGGCGCCTCAGCATGTTGTAGATTGCTATTCCAGCAAATACCGAGCCACCTCCGCTATTGATATATACATTCAGGTCCTTTCCCTGCTGCTCGTTAAGGAAATTCTTGATTGCATCCGGATACTGGTCTTCATCCTGCCATGCTCCCCACCAGTCGGAAACGATATCTCCGTAAAAAAACAGGTCCGCGCATGTATCTGTTTGATTTTTGATTTCCAAGTTTTTAAATAATGGCACGTTAATCACCTCCTGTCTGATTTGTTCCGCTATTGGAATTGCCACCAGAGCCTATCTGATACATGCTCTGTTCGTCTGCCTTGACATAATTGAGAGATACCATTCTTACATCGCCGTCCTCAATCGGTTCATAGTACAGCAGCTCCCTGTACTCGTTGATGGTGATTATTCCACGGTCGAAAAGCTGAGCTCCGATGTTCGTCCTTGTCTGCAGTGAGGCACACTGCAGTCTGTCAGCGGTGAACACTATCTTGTTACCACACCCGCGCTCGCGCTCTGATAGCAGCTTGAAGGTGCACTCAAGTGAGAGCTGTATCGCTATCGGTTCAATCACTGCCTCATAAAATGCATTCCACTCCGCCTCATTGAACAGGCTCATGAGAATCTTGTCATTGCAGTTGTAGTATCTGTAAATATTTTCTCGCAGGAACTGGCTCTGCGCTGTCGGTATGGTCTGTGTCTTCTGATTGATTTCATGGAAATCCGTCGAAGAATCAAGACCGCCAAGACCGCCCTCGTTGGATGCATCCATATATGCTTTTTGGAAGTTCACGACCTTCTCTTTCAGCTCATCCTCGTCGATGAAGTTGTTATATTTCAGATATCCCTTGAGGTTCGCTGATTGTCTTACCACGTTTCTCAGCGATTCTGCTGTCACATCCAACAGCTCCAGCGAGGTCTTGAGCTGTGCATCGGGTGGAGTGCCTAAGAATCTCTTTTTGTTGTAGCGTGATTTCAGGTGTATGACCGCCTGATATGGCACCGTATATTCCTTGCCGTCATAGTCCCATGTGAATTTAAAAAACGTATTGCCCTTCTCGTCATCCCATATGCGGTGTGATGTGGTCGTAATGGGATTGATGGACTTCACCTTCGTGAAATCGTCGTTGTAGAATATGACTGCAAAGGCATTCGATCTGTATACCAGGTCTGATGCCATCTTGTAGAGTGCGTCATACGGTGTCATTTCCGGACTCCATCTCAGTGATAGCAATCTTGCCAAATAGTCGTCTCTGACAGTCAGCCCCTTGGCATCATGCCTTACAAGCTGTGGCTTGAGTTTGCCGCAATTTGTGCCTATGCAGTTTGCTATAGCGCCTACGATGTCACTCTCGTATAGATTGCTACTCGGCTGATACTCGCCTCGTGATATGAGCAGAGGCATGTATTTCCATTTTTTTAAATTGGCCAAATCTTTAAGAATTCCCGTATGTCTCACCCCTTTCCTGTCTGCCTCAGTATCATGCTACCAAAAAAAGTCGGTCAATTCTGATATGATTGACCGACTTATCTTTTTATGTTTTTTAACTGGTTTCCATACTCCTTGTGGTACTTCATCTTGACTGTCAGTGCATCTATCACTGCCATAGCTCCATCTATGTGTGCCCGGGGTTCTATCTTTACAGGCTTCATTCTTGAATCGTTTATGTCGATGTCTACAGCTACATTCAGGAAATGAGCCTTTAGCAGATTATTGGCACCGATTTCAATTTTTTTGTCCTTTAGATTGCCCTCAAATGCATGTAGGACCGGTGTGAGGTTGGTTCCCTGATATACATCATCCACCTTGAAGCCGCTCTCCTTCATGTCCTGTATCAGATACTGTGAGGAGTAACGGTCGTAGCCTGTCATGAGCGGCTTGATTTTGTATATCCGAACCAGGTCTATGAACCATTGGAACACATCCCTGTACTGAATCTGATTCTCTCCGGATATTCTCAGGAAGCCCTGCTGCAAAAATATGTCATACGGCACTCCCTCCTCTTCGATTGCCCTCTTGTAACGCTCAAGTGGCATCCAAAACTGCGCGAAGATGTAATCAATGCCGTCCTTTTCTATGTCGACTGCTGCCGCCGTAAGGTCTGTTGTCTTAGACAGATCGATACCGCCGACACAATAGTATCCCTTGAAATCTTCAAGGCTCAGCTTCACAGGTGACTTGTCCGCTTTCTTGGTCTGGCATCGCTCCACATCCTCGTAGCTCAGCCATGCAACAGAGCTGTTCTGCTTGATGTTGCAATATTTGCAGAGAAACTCTGATTTTTTCGACAGTGAGCCTTTTGCAATCTTGATTTCATCAATGTAGAACGACTCCGGGATTGCAACTCCCATGTTCGGGTTTGCTTTCCTTAGTTCATCTATGTTGTCCCATTTTTCGATGTCGTCAATCATGTACAAAAAAGGCAGAAATCGTACTTCCTGTGATGAACCTCTCAGAAACGCTGTCGCACGCCTGAAAAGCTCATCAAAGATACCGTCATTGACATAGCCGGCCGTAGATGTTGAAATGGTCAACGGCTCGTTTCTTGTGCCGGTACCGGATTTCATTACTTCATACTGTTTCAAGCCCTGCGGTCCCGGCCATGCTTCCATCTCATCATTGATGGTACATGATGGGTTAAAACCATCCGCTTTCTTGGCATTAAATGCAAGCTTCTTAATTGTCGTGTTCAGGCTCTCGATGTAGATGTCGGAGCGCCTTTTTTTGGTCAGTTCATTTAGCTCGTCATCTGCCTGTACTATCTGATAGAAGTCATTGTACACAATCTCCGCCTGGTCTAATTTTGGTGCAAGGCACGGCCCCCCTCCGCCGTACTCCCCATCGACATATGCGCTATATGCCATAATTGCCGCCGCTAAAATGCTCTTGCCGTTCTTTCTTGCGATGAGGATGAATACTTCCCTGAACTGCCTATATCCGGAATCCTTATCAATGATACCGAATATTGTAGACACAAGAGCCTTCTGCCATAGCTCCAGCTTGATGAGGTCGCTCCTGCCTTTGTTGTGGTGGCAGAAACTCTCTATGAAGTTGATGGCTCTTTGTGCCTTGCTGTCATCATACAGCCAGCGTCCGGAGTCGATTCCCGCAATTATGATGGTGTAGAGGAGTATGATCCATTCTCCGGCTATGATTTCGCCTGATGTAATTTTCTCATAATACTCACGGATATAGCCGCCCTGCTGCTTTTTCCTTCTTGGCATATTACTCTCTCATGGCCGCAAGCCTTGATACCTTTTTCTTCTCGTGTACCGGAAGATAGTCTATCAGGCTGTTTATGATGCTCGAATACTGCTTGGAATACTTGTCGTAAATCGTGGCTGACGGATGCGCCTTGGTGAACTTCTGAGCCGCGTTCCTGGTCTCAATCGTAAGCCCCTCTTTTTTGATCTCCTCTTTTGCCTGATAGCATGCCACTTTTAGGAAAGCAGCTTCATCAATCAGTGAAAAAATGAGTTCTTTTCGTGCCGGATCATCTACGCTCTCGAAAAGTTTTCTAAGATTTTCTATCTCTTTTTTGATTCTTGCACTCGTCAGCTTATTTACTCTTTTTTTAGGTTTTGTCGGGCTTTTTTGTGTTTCTTCTGTCAATTTTATCCCCCCTCTTATTGTGCGCGACCTTGCGGAGTAAAATTTAGGTTGCTCCCTCGGTTCCTAGGGCGCTGTGCCATACGCGCACCCCGGGGGGTGCTGTCGCGCAAAATTATTTCTGTGTGTTCGATTTACGTTCGATTTGAATTATATTGCCGTATTCGTCGAATCTGTATCGTTTCTCATACTTGCTCTTATGCTCTTCGTTGTGGTGCCTTGCGCAAAGAAGCTCAAGGTTGTCGAACGACAATGTAACTCTTGGGTTGTTAATGTTCTCAGGCGTGATGTGCTTCTTATGGTGTACAATGATTCCCGGCTCGACATCCTTGAGTGTTATCCTGCCCTCTGCCAGCTCCTTTGTACAGCGCTCACACATGCCACGCTGTAGCTTGTAGTATGCATCGCGTGTGTTCTTCCATGCCTGTGAATGATAGAAAGCCTGTGCGTATTCCTTGGCCATGTTCTCTCCTTTGTGCTTATGATACTATGTGTTGTCGTGTGATTGTGATACATCTATCATGTCCATGTGTACAGCCACTAGGTACATGAGCCTTGATCTGTAGCGGTAGAACAGAGACCTGCAGACCATGGTATCGCCCAGCATCTCCCAAGGTGTGTTGTACTGTATGCTCTCATAGAGCTTATCTATGAGAGCCTTGCGTGTAGATGCTGTGAATCCGTCAAGCTTCAATTCTTTCATGGCGGCTTTGATAGCATTGTCCACCTTGATATCAAACGCTGTGGCTGTGCCTCTTCTGATGCGTTTCTTTCGCTCCTTGTCTGAGTGTATGAGTGCCTTAACTATTCTCTTGTAATCTTCTCCAAGGTATTCCATCGTGCCTCCTCAATTCCTAACCATGCGAGCGTATATGTAAAATGCTGCATTGATACCGTTATACTTGACCTCAGCGTCCAGGAACTTGTAGCCCGGATATTCTTTGGTGAGCTCTGCCTCTAATACTGTGTGGTCTTTGGCCATCTTCTCAACGCGGCGCTTCTTGAACTTACTATAGCTCTTTGTCGGCTCCGGTGGCTTCTTTAAGTTTCTTGAGCTCACCCACCGCTTAGTACCGTGTGGATTTCTTGATATATATTCTCCTAAACCTGTGATGAGAAAATCATCATCAGGTGATATTCTTCGTGTATTTGGTCTATCACATTTATTCCAGAGTGATTCCAGCTCGTCTCTGTCCATGCCGTCTCCGGTCATGAGAATGTGAAAGTGTGGTCTCACATACCCATCAAATGCAAGCACATATATGTACTTGATATTTCCCAATCCTTTTCTTTTTCTCCGGTAATTTATCTTCGCGATAAAATTCTTGATATCTTTTCTTGCTCTCTCTTCATCTGCCGGAAGCTTGTCATCGTTCCACCCAAAAGTGCACCACAAGTCACCTTTTCCAAAGTTTATGTTTCCAAGTCTTATCAGATACCGTCTTGCATTTTTATCATTCAGATTTCTTTGAGCTTTGCTTGATGGTCTCTTCTTAGTCTTCGGCATGTCACTGAGCCTTGGGTAGCTTGGGTATATCTGAGCTTCAAGGAGAGTGGTCTGTGACTTTATGTTGGTGCACTTCGTGGTGGCTGTTCTGTACAGGCAGTTGACCTTGCCCTCTTTGAGAAGCCTCTCAAGCCTCTCCTCCTCGATGTCATCTATGTATTTTTTAAAAGCCTCTTCGTAGTCGTAGTTGTCGTATCTTCTCATACTCTTAAATATAAAAATCCCTCATATGTTAATACCCATTACAAGGACGATAAAGAATTTTTATCTACTATATTATGGGTTTACTGCTGCCTCTGTGCTGCTCTTATCTTTCTGTTATATTCGGCCTGATACAGCAGCTTTTTGTCTGTTGTCAGAACGACTCGTTTAAGAGTTGTCTCATACTTTTTTAATTTTTCGCACGTTTGTTCCCATTCTTTCCATGTTTCTTTTTTCACGCTATCTTTTTTCATGATTTTTCCTTTCCTCTATATATGTAGAGACACAGCCTGCTTGTGCAAGCTGTGTATACATGTCTTATAGTATTTACAGGCCGGTGTGCAGTCGATAGAATCAAATTCACACTTTTTGGGTTTTATTGGTTTCATGTCGCTCAATACTCTGCTCTTCAACTGCTGCCTCCTTCGGCTCATATCCCATGCACTTTATCGGTCGGCTTGGTTTGCCGCATTTTTCATAATATTTACAATTCTGACATTCATTTCTGTTCATTGTGTTTCGTCCTATTTGGTTTTGTACTGATGCAAGCGATATATATCTAATTTTGTCCATCTTGGTGGGTTCAGTTCTTCCGAATACCAGTCAATCATATTGGGGGAGTTTCTTCTGCTCCAGTTCTTGTACCATTTGTAAAGTGCGTACCATGCCATGCTACTTATCCTTTTCTTTCTGAAGCTTATCGTATTCTCTAAGCAATAACAGCCCTATTACAAACTCTGTTGTTCCAATCATAGTGAACGTTAAGAGCATCCCATATACTATTAAATCTATTCCTGACATATTATTCTCCTATTCTGCTTCTGATTGAAGCCATTCAAACCAATCGGTAAGCATTGGTAAATCGTTGCCGTTTAATGCTAAATCGTGCACAGCTAAAAACTCTGCCAACTCTTCATCCGACATATTCCTTATCCTGTCGGCATTGGTCTGTCTCTTTTTCACATTTGATATTCCTACCAGGTAGTCAATGCTAACGTCTAGTGCTCGTGCTATGCTAACTAATATATCGCCTCTAGGTATTCTTTTGCGTCTGATGTAACAAGACATAGCTGATTTGGTAACACCAACTTTGCTTGCTAATTTTGTTTGTGTAAGCCCTTTTTCTTTTCTCACTTGTTCTAATCGAGATATGAGAATCTCTGTTGTTTCATTCATCTTCTCCACCTCGCTTTACGATTTCAATTGCCGTCTGCATCAATCAGTCTCATTCTCTACCTCACTTTTTGTTGCCTCTTCCTCTCTGATATTCACTATGTTCTGACAGCCACAATGTGGGCAGTCGAATGCCTCAAATGTCTTTGATGCTTTTTTTAGACATTCCAGCGCTCCTATCTTTTCTGCCGCCAAATATCTATTTTCCTTTATTAATTTGAATCTTTTTCCACATATTTTGCACTTCATATTATTATCCTCCGAGGTAAAGGGAGCTGGGTAAGAGCTCCCTTGTGTATAAATGGCTTACAAATCAGTTCTCGTGATATAAATTAATTCGCATGCCCGGTTTCTTTCGCACTTCTGCAGGTGTTTCAACCTATAGTTCGTAGTGAGGCGTCTCTACCCAGTAGAAATCTACTCCCGAGAGGAGCCTTAAGACCTCAAGCTCCGGCTTGTAGGCGGGACTCGTGAAGCATATCCCGACTGCCATCTCGTCATTACATGACACGAGCCAGTCTCCGTGCACTGCGAAGGTGCTTGGTGGATTTTCGTCATCACGGCACTTATATGGGTTGACCATGGCCAAGCGCGCGTCGTTGATGAGGCGTGCTCCGCCCGGTGTCTTTACTACCGTCATCATATTATCGTTCTGCATGATCTTAATCGGTGAGATTAGTGCTTCCTTTGTATCCTCCGCCATGTCCCACAGGAGCGGTTTTCTTTCTGTTTCAAACTGTGGGTCGTGTCCTTTCTGGTATGTCATGAACTCGCCCTTTTCCGGTGCAAGACCGCATGTCTTGATTACGGTACCTAAAAATTCCTTTGTGATTTTTGTGTTGTCGG